TTATCAACAACAAACCAATCTGATTATTATACAATAACTTTAAATAATGATTTACTTTCAACTGAATTAAATGATATTTTATATTATATATATAATATGTTCAATTGTATATATGATATACAATTATTTAAAATTGAAAATAATCGAATAATTAAAACAGAAATACCAGCTAATACTACTTTTAAATTAGAAGATGATATTCATAATTGGTATTTTATATTAACTACTTTAAAAACAGGTGTTCAAATAAATAATTATTATAATATTAAAAAATTAAATAATGGAAAAATATACTTCAATTAATATACATAACTCCTGATATTATTGAAAAATATAATAAAATATTTATTGATTTAAGAATGCCAATTAGTTTTATAAGAATATCACGTATAAATTTGCCTAAAAATATTAAAAAATTACCTCAAATAAGTCGTCTTAAACCATTACCACAAATAAAACGCATTTATAAGATTTTTTATGATTTTAATCAAAATAATAATCCTAATAGAGGATTAAAATGTATTTATAAAAATCTATTTAATAAAATTATATATAAGAATTTAAATACGAGTGAAAACTCGTCATCAGTTATAAGTTCAGAATTATCATTAGATACAAGTTCATCTTCGAATACAAAATTATTATTATTTGATGATAATAAAATTACAACAATTATATATTGTTCCAAAGATAAAACTGAAATAATAATTCAATCTTCATTTTTTATAGATTTTGATAGTCATATAGAAAAATTAATTAGTGTATTGTATAATGATATAAATCCACGTATTGATTTAACAAAAACTTTTAATTATAATAAATTATATATATCATAAGATGAAACAATATTATATTATATTGAAGATGATTATATATATAAATTTAATGTTTTAAATGAAGAAAAAAATATATTAGATAATTTACCAAATATAATTTTTTCTAATAATACTGATTTTGTTTATTATAAAATTAATTTAAATAATAATTTATTATTACCTGATTCTGGATTATTACAAACTGAAAAAAATAATGAATATATATGTCATTATGATGTACAAATATTTATATTTTATGATTTATATATAAATATTAATAAAGCAGAATATACAAAAAATACACCATTTATGTTAAATGGAAAAAAAGAAAATTGGTATTTTATATCAACTACCTTAAAAAAATATAAAGAACCTAAAAATTATTTAGAAATTAAAAAATTAAAAAATGGTGAAAAAATAACTCAACTTGTTTATATAACTCCTGCTAATATTGATATTTATAATAAATATTTTTCAGACAATAAATTACCAATTGGTTTTAAAAAATCATTAATACCATTAAAAAAACAATTTACAGGAGAAAATAAATCAATATCAAGAAGATTATTAAAATCTTATTATTTATAATAGAAGAATTTAAAGTTATGGAAAAACCAGAAGGTAAATATGCTTATTTTTCTAAAAATAATATATTTCCTATTGAAGTTAATGAAAAAATATTATCATATCTTCCAGAAAATATTTATAAGCTTTTTTATAAATTTAATCGTAATTATAAATGTATATTTGAAAATTTTATGGAGACTTCAAATGAAAAAGATTTTAATAATAGATTTTTAAATGTAAAATTAAAATCTATTAAATATTTTTACAATTTAGAATCAGAACATAAAAATATTGATTTGAGTTCAGTTGATACAACTAAATGGAAATTACAAACGTTAATTGATAATATAAATAAAAAAAATAAATTAAATTTATCAAAAAAAATAAATAATTTTTATATTTCTGGAAATAAAGAAACATTATATATAATTGAAGATGAATGTTTAAGAAAGTTTAACATATTAAATAAAAATATTTTAAATATGATAGATAAATTACCCTTCATATCAAATAATACTGGCAATATTACTTTAAATAATAATATATCAAATGTAAATAGCACAATAACTAATGTAAATACTAATAATTATACATGTAGTAATGATGTACAAATATTTAAGTTTAATGGTAATGATTATAATATTGATTTCTATGAAAAAAATAAAGATACTGAATTTATATTAGATGGTAATATAGAAGATTGGTATTATTACATATATAATACAAATATTACACAACTTATATATATAACATTAGAAGATAGTAAAAAATTTAATAAGTATTTTTTAAGATACAAAACAAGTTTTAAAATTGATTTACAACGTGTTTACAAGATTATATATAAAAATAATGATGATCATAATTCAAATAGAGGATTCAAATGTATTTATAAAGATATATTTGAAATAACCGAAGAACATAAATTAATGAAATTATTAATTAATAAAAATATTAAAATATATTATTGTAAAACTTATAATAAAATTTTTAATTATAATTTAACAAAAGATTTTAAAGAAAATATGAAAATTGTGTTTTCTAATTACAATCCCGATTATTTAAACCAAGTTTTTGATTATAATAAATTATATATATCAGAAGATGAAACTATTTTATACTATATTGAAGATAATTATATAGATAATTTTAATGTTTTAAATAGAAATATTATTGATGTTTTAAATAATATGCCTAATATAGAATATTCAAAAGAAATATCTATCAAAAATAAATCTTATTATTATACAATTAATTTAAATAATGATTTATTAGCAGATGAAATAAATAATGATTTATTATTTTTACATGGTAATTTTATATGTAAAAATAATATTCAATTATTTATTTTTAAAAATAATGAAATAAATAAAAAAGAAATAAAAGCAGATACTATTTTTAAATTAGAAGATGATATTCATAATTGGTATTTTATATCAACTACATTAAAAAAACAATTACATATTTCTTTACCTTTACAAATAGAAAATTTAAATAATAATAAAGAAACTATACTTCAATTAATATACATAACACCTGAAATGATTAATAAATATAAACAAATGTTTATTAATTTTAAAATTCCTATTACTTTTCAAATTAAAAATAAAATAAAATCTCGTGTTTCAACAAATTATCCTTCAATAAAAGCATCAACAGGAGGAGAAAATAAATCAATATCAAGAAGATTATTAAAATCTTATTATTTATAATAAGATTATGCCACGAAAAAATACAAATTTTATACACCTATTACAAAGTAGAGAAGAAGGAGTATTAAAAAGAATTAATTACCAACGTTTACGTAAAGTTTATAAGATTTTTCACAAATTTATAGATAATAATTATAATCCTAATAACACATTAATGAGTATTTATAAAGATTTATTTAAAAAAAATATTATAACTAATGATGATGATGATAATAAACTATATGAAATATTAAAACGACCAATTAAAATTAAAAAAATTATATATTGTAATACAGATATTAATGAGATAGAATATAATTTAGAGATTTTTTCTGTTAAATTTTATGAACATTTAGAAAATTTTAATAGTTTTTTATTAACAAATAATGAAATTGATTTAAGAGGAGATAATTTTAAATATGAAAATTTATATATTGCGGAGGATAAAACAATTTTATACTATATTGAAGATAATTATATACACAATTTTAATGTTTTAAATAAAAATGTTTTAAATTTTTTAGATGAATTACCTCTTATTATATTTTCACACGAAAAAGAACTATTAAATGAAATATCTGATGATCATATTATATTATTAAATAATAAAATAATAAATTTATCTGGTTCTGATTTTAATATAACTAAAACGGGTAATACATATAAATCTAATTGTAATGTTCAAATAATTATTTATCATAATTCAGATTATACATTTAAAAAAATAAATGCCAATAAACCTTTTAAATTATCTGGCGTTTTAAATAATTGGTATTATATATCATTTACATTAAATGGAAATAAAATAATACAACTTATTTATATTACACCTAATAAAATAATAGAATATAATAATTATTTTAAAAAATATAAAATACCATTACATTTTTCTAATCAATTACAACTAAAAAATGAATCTTTACCAATAAATGTTTATAAAATATTTTATTATATAACAGATACAAAAAATCATAATAAAGGAATTGGAATTATATGTATTTTTCAAGATTTTTTTAAAGATTATACACATTCTAATTTATTAAATAATAAATTAGATATTGAAATAGATTATATATATCATAATACTTCAAAAATCCCTATTTCTATGAATACAAGAAATAAATCTTTTGAGAGAATTATTGATAATCTTAAAGGAATAAATCTAAATATTGAAAATAAATTATTAAATCTTTATATATCAGAAGATTATAAAGATTTACATATAATTAATAATAGTGATTTATATAAATATAATGTTATTAACAAAAATATATATAATGTTATTGAAAAAATACCAGCATTATATATAGATAATATTACAATAAAATTAAATAGTAATTTATTAAGTGCTTCACAACTTAAAAAAATTGATAATAATTATATTTGTGATATTGATGTACAAATATTTATATTCGCAAATAATTTTATAATAACAAAGACAAATAAAAATAAAAATGAATCATTTTTGTTAGAAAATGAAGAAAATAATTGGTATTTTAATCCTATTATAGGTATTGATTCATCAAACTCATCAAACTCGTCAAGTTCTGTAAATATACTTCAATTAATATATATAGAACGTGAAATGATTGAAAAATATAATGAATATTTTTTTAATCATAATTTACCTACAAGATTAGAAAATATATCTAATTATTCTTCAAATACAAGTTCGTCAGGTGGAGGAAATAAATCAATATCAAGAAGATTATTAAAATCTTATTAATTATTTAGTAATATAAAAATAATGGAAAATACAGATACAAAACATAAAGGTAGAATGGCTGTTTTTTTCAAAAATAAATTTCCAGAAGAAATTAATCAAAAAATAGAATCATATCTTCGTTTAAATATTTATAAACTTTTTTATAAGTTTAATCATAGTTCAAATCCAAATAGAGAATTTAAATGTATATTTGAAGATTTTATTAAGTTTTCATACGAAAGAGATTTATATAAAGATAATTTTAATAAAAGATTTTTAAATGTAAAATTAAAATCTGTTAAATATTTTTACAATTTAGAATTAAAACATAAAAATATTGATTTAACTTCATTTGATACAACTACTTGGAAATTAGAAAGATTAATTACACATATAAAATTTAAAAAAAATTTAAATAATTTTTATATTTCTGAAAATAAAGAAACTTTATATATCATTGAAGATGAATGTTTAGATATGTTTAATATTAAAAATAAAGAAATTTTAAGTATTTTAGATAAATTACCATATATATCACATAATACTGGCGATATTACTTTACAAAATAATATATTAAATCCAAATAGTGAAATAACTAATATAAATACTAATATTTTTAATGGCAAAAATAAATTACAAATATTTATTTTTAATGATGATTTAAGTATTGATTTTAACGTAAAAAATAAAAATACTTATTTTACATTAGATGGTAATATAAAAGATTGGTATTACATACATTGTTCATATAAAAACAATTCATATTATGTAGATATTATACAACTTATATATATAACACAAGAAAATAGTAAAAAGTTTAATGAATATTTTAAAAAATATAAAATATCATTTAAAATTGATTTACAACGTATTTATAAGATTTTATATGAATTTAAGGATGTTAATAACACCAATTTAGGATTTAAATGTATTTATAAATATATTTTTGAAACAAGTAAGCAAAATAAAATAATTTCATTATTAACTAATAAAATTAGTAAAATATATTATTGTTATGATGAAACTTTTTATAAAATATTTATTTATAATCCACAAATCAGTTTTAAAGATAATATAATGGATATTGTAAAAAAATATAATGTATTTGACGAATTTGATTATAATAAATTATTTATTTCAGAAGATGAAACTATTTTATACTATATCGAAAATGATTCTTTATATAAATTTAATATTTTAAATAAAAGTTTTTTAGATGTTTTAGATGATATGCCTAATATAGAATATTCAGAAGAATTATTTAAAATAAATAAATCTTATTATTATACAATAATTTTAAATAACAATTTATTTAATTTAAAAAAATATTTATTATTTATTTCTCGCAAAGATGAATATGATATTTATAAATGTACATATAATATACAATTATTTAAATTTGAAAATAATAAAATAATTAAAACACAAATAAATGCTAATACTACTTTTAATTTAGAAGGTGATATTCGTAATTGGTATTATATATTAACTACATTAAAAAGTCCTGCTATAATAAAAGATTCTGATTATTATTTAGATTTACAACCAGTAATTGATACAAATCAACAAATACTTCAATTAGTGTATATAACTCCTGAAATAATTGAAAAATATAATATTTTATTTTTAAAACTAAAAATACCTTTCAATTTTATAAGAATACAACTTAAATCATTACCTATTATTAAAAAACGCGTTTATAAGATTTTTTATGATTTTACAGAAAATAATAATCCAAATAAAGGATTAAAATGTATTTATAAAAAATTATTTGATAATATTGTATATGAAAAAATAAATATTAAATCTCATTCATTATCTGTTGTAAGTTATAATTCGTCTTCATATATAAGTTATCATTTATCTTTGAATATAAAATTAACTCTATTAAAAAATAATAAAATTAAAAAAATTATATATTGTTCTAAATATAAAAATGAAATAATAATTGACGTTTTATTATCTACTGATTTTAACAACCATATAGAAAAATTAATTGATGTATTATCAAATAATAACATTAATTTAAGAAAAAATTTTAATTATAATAAATTATATATATCTATGGATGAAACAACTTTATATTATATTGAAAATAATTATATAAATAATTTTATTTTTGTAAATAGTAATGTTATTGATATTTTAAATAATATACCTTATATAGAATATTCGCAAGAAATATCTACAAAAAATAATTCTTATTATTATATAATTAAATTAAATAATGATTTAAAATCACAAGAAATAATTAATAATTTATTTTATATTCCTAATAATATATCTGGTAATTATATATGTAATTATGAAATACAAATTTTTAAATTTGAAAATGAAAAGATAATTAAAACAAAAATAAAAGCTAACAATTATTTTAATTTAGATGGCAATTTAAGTAATTGGTATTTTATATTATTTATATTTAAAACTAAAAAAATATTTCAATTAATATATATAACAACTGATATGATTGAAATATATAAAAAAATCTTTGATGATTTAAAAATGCCAATTGATTTTGAAATAAAAAACAAAATAAATCCTTCACTTTTACCATTATATCCAAGTCCAAATTATCCTTCTATAAAAGTTTCAACAGAAACATTAGGAGGAGATTATAAATCAACAAGATTATTAAAATCTTATTAATTATAATAATTTAATAATATAGATAATGAATAGAAAAACATTTTTAACACAAAAAGAACAACAAAGAGCAAAAGGTAAAATGTTTTACTTTTCACTAAATAAACATCTTACTACTGATATTAATGAAAAAATAAAATCATTTCTTGAAGTTCCTACTATTTATAAACTTTTTTATGAATTTAAAGATATTGATAATCCTAATAAAGGATTTAAATGTATATTTGATGATTTTTTTAAATTAGCATCTTATACATCAGAATTGTCTGAAAGGTATTTAACTGATACAATAAAATCTATTAAATATATTTTTAATACAACAAGTAATCCTATTAGTTTTAAATTAGATTCTGATCATGAATATAAAGTAAGAAAAAATACATATCAATTATATGATTTTATTGAATATATAAATAAAAAAATTCCTGATATAGATTTAAAAGAAAAATTAAATAATTTTTATATTTCCGGAAATAAAAAAACCTTATATATAATTGAAGATCAATGTTTAGGATTATTTAATATTCAAAATAAAATTATTTTAACTATTTTAAATAAATTACCTATTATATCATCTACTACTGATATGATTACATTAAATTATAATATATTAAATCCAAATAGCAAAATAACTAAAACTAAAAATACAAATAATTATAAAAGTAGTAATGATATACAAATATTTAAGTTTAATGGCAATGATTTAAGTATTATAAATAATTTAAAAAATAAAGCTACCGAATTTACATTAGATGGTAATATAGAAGATTGGTATTATATAAATACATTATTAGATGATGGAACAAATATTACCCAACTTATATATATAACACTTGAAGATAGTAAAAAGTTTAATGAGTATTTTTTAAGATATAAAACAAGTTTTAAATTTGATTTACATCGTATTTATAAAGTTTTATATGAAAATAATGATGATCGTAATTCAAATAGAGGATTTAAATGTATTTATAAAGATATTTTTAAATCAGGAACAATTAGAAATTTTCAATTTGAAAAGTTTTCTGAAAAAAGTAAAATTATTAAAATATGTTATTGTAAAGCAGGTAATAAACCTGAAATATTACATAGTCTTTGTGTAAAAAATTGGTTTTATGATAAAAATAATTATTTAGAATATTTTTTTAAAGATTTCTTAAAAAGCTTTTTACATATTGATATATTAACCACATTTGATTACAATAAATTATATATTTCAGAAGATGAAACTATTTTATATTATATTGAAAATGATTATATAAATACTTTTAATGTTTTAAATAGAATTGTTTTAAATAATTTAGATAAAATGCCTAATATAGAATATTCAAAAGAAATATCTACAAAAAATAATTCTGATTATTATACAATAACTTTAAATAATAATTTATTTGGAGAAAAAATAAAAAAATATTTATCATATATTTCTCCAAATAATGAATCTGGTATTTATAATTGTTCATATGATATACAACTTTTTAAATTTAATAATGATCAAATAAATAAAATAGAAATACAAGCTAATACTACTTTTAGTTTAGATGGTGATATTCGTAACTGGTATTATATATTAACTACATTAAAAAATCCTGCTCCTCCAAGTAGAGGAGAATTTTTAAGACGTTTAAAAATAAATTCAATAACTAATGGAGAAAATATACTTCAATTAATATATATATCACCAGATATAATTGAATTATATAAACAAATGTTTATTGAATTAAAAATGCCAATTGATTTTGAAATAAAAAGCAAAATAAAATCTTCACGTTCGCCACAATTTCCAAGTCCAAATTATCCTTCTATAAAAGTTTCAACAGGAGGAGATTATAAATCAACAAGATTATTAAAATCTTATTAATTATTATAAAATAATATGCTTAAAAGAAAATCAAAAAATATAATTTCACAATTACGAACAAGACAAGAATTATTTAAAAATAGACAAACAATAAAAATAATTGATATTTATAAACTTTTTTATGAATTTAAAGATGTTAATGATAATAATCCAAATATAGGATTTGAATGTATATTTAAAGATTTTTTCAGCATTCATATAAAATAGATAATAATTTAAAAATTAGGATTTTGGGATTAGAATTAAATTCAATTAAATATTATACAAGTATTAATGATGATCCTATTACTTTTGATTTTGATTATAATACGTATTTAAATAATTTTGACAGATTGTTTAGATTTTTATTACAATATATTGGTTTAGATTTTTATCCTGAATTAAATAATTTTTATATTTCTGAAAATAAAGAAACTTTATATATCATTGAAAATGAATGTTTAGGTATGTTTAATATTAAAAATAAAGAAATTTTAAGTATTTTAGATAAATTACCATATATATTACATAATTCTGGTAATATTACTTTAAATAATAATATATTATATCCAAATAGTAAAATAACTAAAAATATAAATAATTATAAAAGTAGTAATGATATACAAATATTTAAGTTTAATGGCAATGATTTAAGTATTGATTTTAACGAAAAAAATAAAGATACTTATTTTACATTAGATGGTAATATAGAAGATTGGTATTATATAAATACATTATTAGTAGATGCTACACCTATTACTCAACTTGTATATATATCATTTGAAGATAGTAAAAAATTTAATGATTTATTTTTAAAATATAAAACACCATTTAAATTTGATTTACATTGTATTTATAAATTTTTATATAATTTTAAAGATGATAATAATAATCCCAATAGAGGATTTAAATGTATTTATAAAAATATATTAAAAACAACTACGGAAGAAAATGAAACTAATTTATTTACGATTTTAACAACAAGAAAAATTGTAAATATGTGTTATTGTAAAGCAGGCAACGACTCTGAAAAAATAAGATATCATCCAATAAATACTAATAAATTTTATGATTATATAGATTATTTTTTTAATTATATACTTGATATTTATATACAAAATACTATTGATTACAATAAATTATATATTTCAGAAGATGAAACTACTTTATATTATATTGAAGATGATTATATAGATAATTTTAATGTTTTAAATAGAAATGTTTTAGATAATATGCCCAATATAGAATATTCAAAAGAAATATCTACAAAAAATAATTCTGATTATTATACAATAACTTTAAATAATAATTTATCTTCAACTGAAATTGCTAATATTTCTTTTTTTCAAAAAAATCTTTCAAAGTTTATATGTAAATATGATGTACAAATATTTAATTTAGTAGATGAAACAGTAGTTTATTCAAAAGAAGAAGATACAGCAGTACCAGTTTTTGAATTAAAAGGTGATATTAATAATTGGTATTTTATATTAACTACTTTAAAAACAGGTGTTCAAATAAATAAATCAGTAGATTTTTTAGCAATAAAAAAATTAAATGATGGAAAAAAAATACTTCAATTAATATACATAACACCTGATATTATTGAAAAATATAATAAAATGTTTATTGATTTAAGAATACCTATTAGTTTTATAAGAATACCAATATATCAAAAAAAACAACTTAAACCATTGCCAGCACCTATTGTTTCGTCTATAAAAGGAGGTAATAAAAAAACAAGAAAATTATTAAAAACATATTAATTATTTTTTTATCATTATATAGAACTAATATAAAATGTCAATTAAAAAAATTCAAGTTTATACACTTTTTTATAAAAGTGATGAAGAATTTAAACCTATTAATAATGATTTTATAGATGATAGTGAAAGAATAAAAATTAATTTAGAAAATGTTAAATATTTTTTTAAAGATATGTATAATAATTTACAACATGTAAATATTATATTACAAGAATTAACTAAAAATAAATTATTAGATCATTTTAATATAGAAACATCTTCTTTTATATCATCTGTTAAATATTACGACAATTTTTTTTATATTCCATCAAAATTTAATTTGAATAAATTTTATATTTCAGGAGATAAAAAAACATTATATATTATTCAACCGAATTGTTTAAAATATTTTAGTATTGATGATGAATATTTAAAAAATGAAAATAAAGATGAAATATATGATTTATTTTTAAAGAGTGATAATATACCATTACACGACGATCTTAAACGTAAAATAGCATCGATGGCAGATGAAAGAATACCAATTTATAAGATTTTTTATGAGATTAATGATGCTAATAATCCCAATAGAGGATTACAATGTATTTATAAAAATTTATTTAAAGAAAATCTTGAAAAACCTAATTATTTATTATATCAAACTTTAAAACAACCATTAAAAATTACAAGAATTATTTATTGTAAAGGCGAAGAACCTGAAAAAATAATTGATATTAAATATAATTCTAAATTTCAATTAATATTATTTTATTTTTTTAGAGAAATTTTTAATAATAATATAAAACTCGGAAAATTTATATCTACATTTAATTATACTAATTTATATATTTCAGAAGATGAAACAACTTTATTTTATATAGAAAATAATTATAAATATAATTATCGATTTAATGTTTTAAATAGTACTATTATAAAAATTTTAGATAAATTACCAAATATAGAATATTCACAAGAATTATCTGAACAAAATGATTCTGATTATTATACTATTAACTTAAATAATGATTTATTATCACCTGAATTAAATGATATTTTATATTATATGTATAATATGTTCAAATGTATATATGATATACAATTATTTAAAATTGAAAATAATCGAATAATTAAAACAGAAATAAAAGCTAATAAAACTTTTAAATTAGATGGCGATATTCACAATTGGTATTTTATATTAACTACGTTAAAAACTGGTATTATTAGACAATCATCTAATAATTTTAATATAAATAAATTAGACAATGGTGAAAAAATAATTCAACTTGTATATATAACACAACAAATAATTGATAAATATAATAAATTGTTTACTGATTTAAGAATACCAATTAGATTTGTAAGAATATCACGTCCACAACTTAAACCATTACCACCACGCATAAAATCATCACAACTTAAACCATTACCGCCACGCATAAAATCATCACAACTTAAACCATTAACAACTGATGATATTTCATCACAACTTAAACCATTACCATCACGCATAAAAACAATAAAAACAATAAAAGGAGGTAATAAAAAATCAAAAAAAGTATTAAAAAAATATTCATAAATATTAGAAAGCAAAAATATGTTAAGAAAATTACAAAAAAGAGAAATATCTGAAAAAAATAGCAAAAAATCAATATCAAGTTATAATAAAGTTTTTTATAAAATAGATAATATTGATAATCCAAATTATCAATATATATTAATTAATAATATATATGATGAACCTACAACAATACGAAACATACCAAAATCATATGTTCTTTTTTTAAATATAAAAATTAATAAATTAATTACGAAATATAATTATAAAAATATTGATTATATAATTAAGGATTCTAAAAAAACATTAATAGATATTTTTAGATCATTAAAAGTTATATATCCATCTATTAATTTGTCAACAGATACAGATATTTTAGATTATTTATATATTTCAAAAAATACATTATATATCATAGATGACCAAAGTAATATAGATACTAAAATAGAAAAAAATAAAATCAATAATTTTAAACAAATCTTTAATAATTTACCATTAATTAATATTAATAATAAAATAATATTAAAAAATAAAAATAATGTAAGTGATACGATTAATAATAGATTTAATATTGTAATAAATGATAATAATATATTATTTACATTGAACGAAGATAATGTTGGTTTAAATCATGGTATTACAAAAATAAATACGATTATAATAGATGATTTAAATAAAATAACATCAACATTTATAAATTCTAATCAAACTATTGATTTTTATGATAAAAATGTTGAAGATTTTTATTATTTACAATGTAGATCACCTGATAATACATATAATATAATTCAACTTATATATATAAGACCTGAAATAATTGAAAAATATAATTTTTATTTTTATAGTTATAATTTACCAATAAATTTTGAAATAATAAAAACAGGTAGTGGATATAAACAAACTAAAAGTATTATTGATAAATTAAAAATTAGAGAAAAAACATCAAAAAAAACAATTATTAAAGGTGTAACTATCCCTGTTTATAAAGTTTATTATTTATTTAAAGGTAATGAAAATCCTAATAATGGATATAAAATAATTTTTAATAATTTTTTAAAATTTAATTTTAATAATATTAAATATTATGATGAAAAATGTAATATTACAAATATTAATTTATCTAATGATACATTTGAGAACACATTAGAAAATTTATATCATATACGTATAAATGAAAATATAATATGTAGAGATAAAATAAATAACTTTTATATATCTGAAGATAATAAAACATTATTTATTATAGAAGATAAATGTTTATACTATTTTGATATTAAAAATAAATATATTTTAAGTATTTTAGATAAATTACCTTCGATTACAGGAGGAACAGATATTTTTTTAACTAATTTTTCATTAATAGAAAATTTTGGTATGTTAAATGTTAATGATAATGTTTATAAATGTATATATGATATACAAATATTTATTTTTAATAATAACAAACAAATATTAATAGATACAAAACAATCTAATACTGATTTTAGTTTAGAAGGTAATATACAAAATTGGTATTTTATATTTACATTAGCTAATAAGAAAAATATAATTCAACTTATTTATATAACACCTAATATAATTAGAGAATATAATCATTTATTCTCAATAAATGGTTTATCAATAAAATTTATTGTCGAAAACAATGAAATAACAATAGGTGGTAATAAAAAAATAAGAAAATTATTAAAAATATATTAATAACTATTAGAAAGTAAAAATATATGGAATCATTAATAAAAAGAAAAGATGACATAATTATAGGAGAAAAAAAATTTTATAATTATTTTTTAAAAAATACGAAATTTAGCGAAGATATAAGTCGAAAAATTTTATCACATATAGATGAACGTCGACGTGTTTATAAAATTTTTCACTATTTTAGAAGTATTGATAATCCTAATAAAGGATTCAAATGTGTTTATAAAAATTTTTTTGATTCTCACATTAAAATTTATGATAATTTAAATGAATATTTTGTTTTATATGAATATTTAAAAGAACCAATAAAATTAAAAAAAATAATTTATTGTTCTTTTGGAAAAAAGGAATTAGAAATAAAATTAGATTCAAATACAACTAATATAATAAATCAGTTTTATTTATATATAAATATATTAATAAATAAATGTTTACAATATATTAAAGATAATAATTTATCTATAAAAAAATCTTTTTTTATAGATATATTTAGTTATAATAATTTATATATATCTGAAGATGAAACAATTTTATATTATATTAAAAATGATTATATTCGTAATTTTAATGTTTTAAATAAAAAAATATTAAATTTTATAAATTTATTACCTTTTATAGAACAAACCGAATTTGATTCTAAAAAAATACTTTCAGATTATTATAATATAAATATTAATTTATTTTCAACTAAAATGATTATAGATTTAGAATATTTATATGATTCTTTATATATATGTAAAAATTATGATACGCAATTATTTTATATTAAAGACAATGAAAAAATTTATTATGAAGAAATAGAAGCGAATACAGTTTTTGGATTAAATAATGATATTCACAATTGGTATTTTATATCAACTACATTAAAAAATAAATATAGTATTCTTGATTTGGATACATCAAAATATTATAATTTTATTGCTGAAAAATTAGATGATGGTAGAAAAATAATTCAACTTATATATATAATACCTGAATTAATTGATAAATATAATAAATTATTTAATAAATATAAAATACCATTTAGTTTTAAAAAAAAAATAAGATTATCACAACTCAAACCATTACCAAAAAGAATTGTTTCGTCAACAAAAGGTGGTAATAAAAAATCAAGAAAATTATTAAAAATATATTAATAACTATTAGATAATATGTCGAATAAAATATCAAGAAAAAGAGGCACAAATATAATTTCACAATTTAAAAATAGAGAAACATTAACACGAACAAGTAACTTTAAACAATATTTAAAAAATATTTATAAGGTGTTTTATGAATTTAAAGAAAATAATAATCCAAATAGAGGTTTTATATGTGTAGTTAAAAATTTATTTCATATTTTTATAAATCGAGATTTAAATTTATATTCATATTTAAAAACTCCAATCAATATTTCAATATTTAAATATTGTAGTTTAACCGAAGATGTAGAATATGAAAAAGAACCCGAAGAAAATTTTAAAAGATATTTAAAAGAATTTATTAATGGTTTATTTGATGAATATGGTATTGATATAAAAAGAACAAATTTTAATTTTAATAATTTATATATATCAGAAGATGAATCAACATTATATTATATTGAAAAAAATTATATTCATAATTTTAATATTTTAAATAAAAAAGTTTTAGATTATTTAGATGAATTGCCAAGTATAGTTTTATCATGCGATGAATCTAAATTTAATGATAAAAATAAAGATAATACTATTAATTTATTATCAGTAAAAGAAGAATCGTCGAATAATATTTATACACCAATATATGATGTACAGCTATTTTATTTTAAAAAAGATAATATTGAAATGAAAGAAATAGAACCATCAAAACATTTAAAATTAGATGGTGATATTAAAAATTGGTATTTTATACCAACTGCGTTAAAAATTGGCAATCAAATAGAACCTCGTAAATATTTGGATATAAGACAATTAAATAAAGGTAAAGAAATATTACAATTTGTATATATAACTCCTGAAATAATTAAAAAATATAATCAATATTATTCATATTATAAAATACCATTAAGTTTTCATATAATAGAATCTGATAGAATATCAATATTTGATTATGTTGAAAGAGAAGAAATAAGAAATATTTATAAGATTTTTTATAAATTTAATGACAGTAATAATCCAAATAAAGGCTATTTATGTATATTTAAGGATTTATTTAAAGTAGATAATAAATTTAAATTATATGAACGTTTAAAATTTTCTAATAAAATTAAAAAAGTAGTATATTGTATTTCAGGAGAAAGAGAATTACGTTTCAAACCTCGTAATAGTAATATATTTGAAAATTATTTGCTCGAACTTATTGATTTTATAATACATACAAGAGATATTGATATATCAAATGCTATTAGTTATAATAATTTATATTTATCAGAGGACGAATCAATTTTATATTATATAGAAGATAATTATCTACATAATTTTAATGTATTAAATAAAAATATTCAATTTTTAGATAAATTTCCTAATATTGAATATTCATTAAAATTATCTATTTCTAATAATTCAACTTATCATACAATTAATTTAAATAATAATTTATCATTATCAAATATAGTTGAATTAATATTTAATAGTAAAAATAAATATATGTCAAAATTTGATGTCCAATTATTTTATTTTGAAAATAATAAAATCATTATTAAAGAAATTAAAAAAAATATAGGTTTTTATTTACAAGGTGATATTCGCAATTGGTATTTTATTTCTACAACATTAAAAATTGGAGAACCAGAATTCATATATTTAAATAAATTACATAATGGAAGAAAAATAATTCAATTTATATATATATTACCTGAAAAAATTAATGAATATAATGAATTATTTTTAAATCTTAAAATGCCATTAAGTTTTGTAAAAATATCTTTGACTAAAAAAACACAACTTAAACCATTATATTCTAAAAAAAATATTTCAAAAATAGGTGGAAATAAAAAAAAGAAAAATTTAAAAATCTATTAATTAGCAAACTTATAAATAAAAACAAAATAATTATAAATATAATAATTAGAAATATGTCACTAAAAAATAGTAGAAATATTGTTCATCAATTACAAAAAAGAAGTATTTCAACAAAAAAAATGGATATTAAAGGATTTAATGAACTTTATAAAGTATTTTACGATTTTAAAGAAGATAATAATCCTAATCATGGATATAAATGTATATTAAAAAATTTTATATTAGATGATCTTTTTAATATTAAAATTGATAATATTTATTATTACGATAATGATTGTAAGCTAACAGAAATTAATTTAGATTATATTAATATACATATAACTCCATTAGGTAACATACGACAAATAAATGGTAATTTTAATACTTATAAACAAGGATTATCTATATTAATAAGTAATATACAAAAAAAATATCCTTATATTAATATTGAAAATATATTAAATAATTTTTATGTATCAAAAGATTATAAAAAATTATTTATTATTGATGATAATTGTGTAAAAAAATTATATAAATATAAATTTAGTAATGATACAAATTTTAATTTTATTCATAATATAAAACAATTAGAATTTTTAGATAATTTACCTAATATATCTGAAAATAATAATATTATGTTAAATAATAATATTTTAAATAGAAATTCAGGAATAATTAGAACCGATAGTAGTGATAATTACAAATGTGTTCGCGGTGATTTACAAATATTTATTTTTAATGATAATCTTAATATTACAAAAGAATTTAAAAATAGAAATGAATTATTTACATTAGAAGGTGAAATAAATAATTGGTATTATATACATACTTCTTCATTAACACAGCTTATTTATATAACATTAGAACAAGGTAATAAATTAAATGATTTATTTTTAAGTCTTAATATGCCATTTAATATTAATTTGCGTCGTGTTTATAAAATTTTTCATGAATTTAAAGAAGATAATCCTAATAGAGAAATTCAATGTATTTATAAAAATGTGTTTAAAACTTCTATTAATAATTTTAAATTATTCAATTTTTTTAAAAAACCAAATAATATTCAAAAATTTATTTATTGTTATTTTCATAATAATGAAGTTATTGATAAAGAATCTATACAAACACCTAAACCTGAAACAAATATTCAAAATTATATAATTCAAAATTTAGATTCACATACATTAAATAGTTATTTTAAATATAAAAATTTATATATATCAGAAGACGGAACTATTTTATATTATATAACAACAGAAGAACCTCATAATTGCTTACACGTATTCAATGTTTTAAATGATAATATAAGTTTTTTAGATGATTTGCCAAAAATAGTATTTTCACAAAAATTATCCCAACAATATAATACTGATTATTTTACAATTAATTTAAATAAAACATCATTATTATCAGAAGATTGGGGTTTATTATCAAAGGTTAATAATTCATATAAATTTAGTTATAATATACAAATGTTTAAATTTAATGATAATAAAATTAGTAAAACAAATATAAAGGCAAATACGAGTTTTAAATTAGATGATAATATTGATGATTGGTATTTTATACCAACAACAATTAAATTAGGTAAATTAATAATTGGTCTTGATATATATCAAGATGAAGATGAAGAATATGATGAAATTAAAATAATTCAATTAATATATATAACACCTGATATGATTGAAAAATATAATCAAATGTTTATTGATTTAAAAATACCTTATAGTTTTGAAATTATTCAACAAACAGGAGGAAGAAAAAAGGTTCAAAGATTATTAAAAATATATTAGATTATTAATAATAAATGATTGAAATAACTTTTGGAGGCAAAAAAATAAATCATGAAGATATTAATATATTTATTATAAATGATTTAACATTTTCTATAATTGTTTTTATTTGGTATATTTTATATCAATTAGGTATTTATACATCATATAGTCCATTATTTGCGTTAATTATAACATTTATTCAAAATATTATAATTCTTGGATTATTATTTTATAATAAAAAAATTACTATTTCTAATATTTTTAAATATTTATTGGTATTAATAATTATTAAAATATTACCTATTTTATCTTTTTATTCTAATTTTAAAATAACATTTAAAGACATATTATTTATGTTTATTTTATACATATTTTATTTAATAATTATGTTTATTATTGTAATGATTATTAAACCTGAATATAATATTAAAACAAAAATAATGGATGATTTAAATGGCAAAAGTTTAAAAGATGATGTTATTTATTATTCATATGATTATGCTTATGATAACTTAATTAAAAAAATAATATAAAAAGCCAAAAAATATGACTTTTTCTTTTTTTCCCTTCACTACTTGCCATTCTTCATCACAGCGATTACAAGCCTACTATAATCCCACGTCTCATTTGGATTTGACGAGCGCAACTTATATAAGTTTGAAAATCTGTATGTTTGAAGAAGAATGGCAAGATAATGAAAAGCATCTTCGTCCACGTCGAAAGTATCCTTAATTGATTCAATGTATTCGTCAGTAAATGAGAAATTAACGAAACAACTACAATCATCACAAATTTGCTTTGAACGATCGTGATTATTATATACAAACCAGCGAATATAATAATCAATTGCGAAACTCAAACAGTAATAATTGTTCAACATAGGGAAATACATAATCACGCTGAAAATATAAATAACACAGGCAGAAAGATAATCCTTGTGATAGTTATATTGATCAAGCATTTTATGTCTTTGCGACAATAATTTTTATTAATAATTATTTCAATTTTTTTATTTAATAGTATAATTATAATACAAATTTAATGGTAATTTATTTATATTATCTAATGTAAATGAACTTAAAACTAAATTTTTAATATTTTCAGGCTTACAAGAAATAATTACAGATAAATTACAATAACCTTTTTTATTTTTTTTATTATGTATTTTTATTCTTATTCTTAATTGTTGTTTACATATAAACTCTGGAACATTAAAATTACATATATCATTACCTAAATGATATAATCCTTTTTTAGATATTTGAATATAATAACAACCTTTATTAGTATATAAATCTTTAATAGTTGTATTAGGACAATTTATATAAATATCATTAAAATTATTATTATTATTTTTAATTTCACGCCAATTATTATAAGTAATATTTTTAATCATAAATGGCGGAATATTGCCATTAAATAATTTCATATCTTTTATTAGCATTTCAAATAATTGTTTAGATTTATATGGTATTTTATTTTTAGAACTCCCAAGCCATTTTTTATTTTCTTTATTATACTTTAAAGAACACTGCATCCAATCTGGCGTATTTATTTTTTTAATTTCAATAGGTATATCATTATAACTATTAAAATTACATTCAATATCATTATTATATTTACAACCACCTAAATCTTCTTTATTTTGTGTATTAAATAATTTATTGTTAATATAACAATGTTTAACTATATTAAAAACTTTTAATTCATATTTAAGACCTTCAATAGAACAATTAGAAGAATCTCTAATATTTAGTTTTAAATTACTGAAAAGAAATATAAAACCAATAATAGACATTTATAAAAAAATAATAACAATCAAAAATCAATTTTTTATTCACTATCAGTATCACTACTATCATTATCACTATTAAATGGTTCAAAACCAACACTGAAATTATCATTTATTTTAGAAAGTATTTTAGGGTCTATATCATTATTATCATTTTCATTAGAATTATTATTAATAGAAGTTGTTTTATTAAATAAAAATGATAAATCAATATTAGCTGAATAAACATAATAAGCAATAATAGTAGATACAATATAAATAATCATAAATAATAAACAATTATTAATTGTGAATAATGAATATGGTTCATTGTAATTATAATCATTATCATCATTTGTATTTTCATTAGATATTCTCGTATATTCAAAATATTGAATAATAATAAATATAAAAATTGTTACAATAAATGATATTAAATAATATTGCATATTTATTCTTATTATAAATAAATGATTAAATAATAATATTTATACGCATCATTTATATAAATAATTATTATTATTACTATTATTATAAATGAAATTAGAGTTAAAAAAGTTCGATCCATCAGTTATTAAAAGTGATTCGGTAGTAGTATTTATTGGGAAACGTAATACTGGCAAATCGTATTGTATGAAAGATATTTTAAGTTATCATAAAGAATTGCCTGTTGGTATTGTTGTAAGTCCAACAGAAACTGCTAATAATTATTTTGAAAAATTTGTCCCAAATATGTTAATATATGATGAATATGAACCAACTATTATAAAAAAATTTTTAGATAGACAAATTAATATTAATAAACAAAAAGGAGAACAACTAAAAAAATATGGAAGTTCTGACATTGATAGTCGTGCTTTTTTAATTTTAGATGATTGTTTATATGATAAAACATGGCCAACTGATAAAAATATTAGAAGTATTTTTATGAATGGAAGACATTATAAAATATTTTTTCTTATAACTATGCAATATTGTTTAGGTTTGCCACCTATTTTACGTGCTAATATTGATTATGTATTTATTTTTAAAAATAATCTTATAAAAGAAAGGGAAAAAATATATAATCATTACGCAGGTATTTTTAATGACTTTTCAACATTTTGTACTGTTATGGATAATTGTACCGATAATTATGAATGTTTAGTAATTGATAATAAAATACAAAGTAATAAATTAGAAGATCAAGTAAAATGGTATAAAGCAAAAGAAGCAGATTTTAAGTTATGTACACCCGAATTATGGAGTTTATGTGCTTTGGAAAAAGAAAGAAAAGACAATACATTATTTTACGAAGACGAAGAAGATGAAGAACCATATGATCCAAGTGTTTTTACTAAAAATAAAAATAAAATTAAAATAAACGTTAAAAAGAAATATAATTAATTTTATATACAAATAATAATGACTACTAATTATAATTTAGTTATAGTTGGTGCTGGTGTTTCAGGATTAGCATTAGCTAATTATGCATTATCTATAAATCCTAATCAAAAAATTGTTATTATTGATAAAGATAAAACAATAGGAGGTTGTCATAAGGTTAATAGAAAAAAATATAATGATGAATATTATTTTTGCGAACACGGACCGAGAGTTTATATTAATAATTATGTTAATTTTATTAGTCTCCTTAAATCAATGAACATTAATTTTTATGATATTTTTAATAAAAGATATTCTTTAAACGATGTTTCTAATAAAATTATATTTGAAGATAAGATATTTACTTTTACTGAAATATTATATATAATAAGAGATTTTATATTTGTCATTTTTTTCAATAAACATGGTTTGAATACATCTATGAAAACATATATGGATAACAATAATTTCTCTGATAATGCTAAAATTTATATTGATTTATTTTGTAGAAGTTTTGATGGCGGTGGTAGTAATCGTATCTCCTTAAATCAATTTATTTCATCATCGATTCAAGCAATGTTATATTCATTATATATACCAAAAAAACCAAATGATGAAGGATTATTTAAATATTGGAAACAATATTTAGAAAAAAATAAAATAACATTTTTATTAGATAATGGTATTGATAAAATAATAGGAGATGATGAGAAAAAAGAGATTGAAAAGATAATATTAAAAGATAAAACAGAAATAAAAGGTGATAAATTTATTTTCGCAATTCCACCAGTAAATCTTATTAATATTTTAAATAATAATCAAAATAAAAATGTTAAAAATGCATTTGGAGATTTCGATATAATTAAAAAAATGTCAGAATTAACAGAATATGATGAATATATATCAATAACTTTTCACTGGGATTATGTATTAACATTAGAAGATGATATAAAAAAATTTAATATTAAAACTGACTGGGGATTAGCTACAATGAATATGACTAAATTAATGACTTTTAAAGAAGTTAAATCAAAAACGGTTATAAGTTGTGCCGTAATTTATACAGATAAAAAAAGTTCTTATTCTAATAAAACTGCTAATGAATGCGAAGATGAAAAAGAATTAATCGATAATGTTTATGAACAATTAAGAACTATTTATAAAAATATTTCAAAACCAACTTTATATTTTATTAATAATACTTATGATAAAAAACAAAAGAAATGGATTTCAAATGAAAAATCATATATTAAAATACCGAATG